GCAACAGTTGTCATTAAAACAATATGTTGTTTATTGACACGGTATGTGTTCTCCCATCTTCTGAATTCATGTAAATATTCAAGCACATCCATGTCCATGCATACATCCAACATACAAACGTCGTACTTGTTTTCCTTCAAAGCGGAGAACGTTTGTACCACAGTCCAAGTGCTTTTCGTCTTTACATTCAAGCGTCTTTCACAAATACGCACCAAAATCTCATTGGTTGTTACATCATCATCGGCAATCAAATACTTATTCACCAAAACACAACCCAATCGATTTTCGAACGAACCCACCCCCTTTAATATGGATGTTGTAGGTTTCCCGACAACGTCCATGATTCTCGGAGTTCGGTGATGGTCTTTCAAATGAGAGAATGCACATTCTGATACCCGAAATGTTCCCGGGAGCGAAATCGATTCTAAGCGACTGGCGACATTTATTGAATTTCCAAACAACTGAAATTTCGTCGGATTAAGAATAAACCCGCTGTATATATCCCCCGTATGGACACCAACTCGAATTGAGTTATCATCTGAAAACAATTCACGTATTTTGTCCACATTCTCAATTAGTTCGATTGCAAAATGGAGCATATTATGGACATTGTGACTAATACACTCTTTGTTTCGAAATCCACCCATGATCAAAACGGAATCTCCTACCATTTCCACCTTGTCGATATCTGTGTATTTTTCAATCATGTTTGATAAAAATAAATTATATTGTGTCATAGTTTCGAATATTTCCACCGGACTATGTTCCGAACACCATTTGGAGAAACGAACGATGTCAATTAGACATATGCAAGCGTTTGTGTGATTTGTAGGGGTGAAATCAGTGATCGATGGACCGTGCATGTTATTATCATCATATATTTTCTTTAGGTGAACTCAATACGTATTTTTCAAGGTGTTAAACAAATTGATTCCAGTTTGTAAGGACATCAACGTACCGTTCGTGTTACTTATGGTGGTGGACAACATATTAAACGCACTCATGAACGAGATACCGGTCAATGATTGACCTTGCAACGCCTCCGAATCCAAGTTGACTGAAACGTACTCCATATTTTCTGAACCCACGATTAAATTGTAAAGCGTGGATTGAATTGTAGCGTTACTCGTTTGCGTGAATTGCAACAACGCAAATGCGACGTAGGTTTTGGAATAGATGTTCATGTGTCTCGGGTCGACATCTGAAGATATCATCAAATCCAAGTGCGCGTTTTGAATGCTTGTGAAGGAACCACCTCCCAATACGTGAACGTATCGGATCGCGTCGCGATGCACCTTCAAGTTTTCAGTGGTATCATCCAATTGGATCAAGAAATTCATTATCCCGGTTTCCGTCCGACCAATCTTCCCCATATCGATGTAAAAGAAAGCAAGCACATACAAACCGGTTTCATCGGATAAGGTGACATTGGATGTCGAAATCGATAGTTGATCGCGATGATGTTTGTCGTATGAATCAAGTTGATTTAAAGGTACGTGCACGTCGCCTATGATGTGTACCTTGGATGAACTTGCCTTTTGAATCTCACATTGTATGACATAATACGCATGTGTGTGTTCACAACGCAACGAAACCGGGCCCGATTGTCCGTTCTGATATTCCACGGCTAACGATGTCAACAAGGTGGTTTCATTATCGAATATGCCATACACGTGGAAATTCAACAAATAGTTTCCGTACGTCGGAATGGACACAAAGCTTGTCACTTGAAATTGAAAATCGATCATGTTGGTGTACACATTCAAGTAATAGGAGACGGATGACGTTTTCATATTTCCCAAGATGACATCGGGATGATAGAAGGTGGATGGTTGATGGAGTGCGTCTTCCACATGAATTTTGAATATGTCATGGTTTACATCAAATGCACTTATATCGACACTCATCACGACCGGAGACGACGTATCCTCAAAATCCTTGTCGTCGACCACATTCACCAGTAAAACGTTGCCCGTGTATTGTGAATCACTATGGAATAATATGGCACCCGTAGATGTGAAATTCACCGAGTTGGATGTTAACGGTTCATATGTCAATGTGATATGATTGGTATCTTCTTCTATGGTCCCCATGTACAAGGGCAAAATCGGGTCGAATACAATCGCGTCGTGTAATTGAACAACAACCATCCGGTAATACACGCTATTTGATGACANTCGGGGGTAAAATAGTAAGTCGGTTTGTGAATAAAATATGTCGTTCCACACAAATTGGAAGACGGTACCGACGATGTCACTATCCACACTACTAACGGATGTTACTTTGGGATCGATGACGGGATACGGTGTAAAAATGGTTCGTTGTTCAATGAAAATCGATGGGTCCACTAACGACGTAATGGTGTACGTTTTCGGGATCGGTGTGTCGTCCGCCACATCGGAAATGTTCAAAAACCAAACCCCATTTGACATTTGAGTGGTACGACTGGTCAAACTTTGAACGGATGTTTGATCAAGCAAACATTGATACACGTTACTGTAACTATCGACAATATTGGAATTGATCTCGGTACACATTTTCAGTTGTATGTACCCCGAAGGGATCGGGTCCAAAACAAACTGAGACAACGGTTGAACTTGAACGACAAACCGGGTGTTTTCATCAATCACATGATGGTCATGATGACAATTCTCATGACCGGGCTCAATCGTTGGTGGTACGAAATCAAGGATGTAATTCGTACTCGACAACGATATCGTCGTTTCTTCGAAATCAATCAAATCGGTGATAATGAGATACATGTTGGCGATTTGATTTTGGAATTCGACGACGGATACGGTCTCCAAACTTTCAAATTGAAATCGTAAGACGGTGTCAAGGTTCGCATACGAACTCACCGCTTCGAGTTCGTTGTGTAAGATTCCAAAAAATGTGACGGGAATCACATCATGATGGATTTCATCGTCGAACGTGTCGAATGTAAAATGCACCCGAACAAATACGGATGACGCATCCCATAAGGGGGATTGAGAAGACGAAAACGAATCGAACGAAACATCCAAATCCATGTATGACGCGTATCGAATTGGACTTTTTTCGATAACATCGGTCGAATGATGAACACTCACGAACCAATTCACTTTTCCGGTGATGAAATTTTTGTTTTGCATGGATGCTTGGATGCGAATGCGTGCACCCGATTGTTGGATGGAATCGATTTGGATGTCCGGTAAAATTTGGGTACATACGAACACTGGCGGTTTGGTGGTCACATTGTCGAAAAGGTCTTTCATTTCATATTGTACCATATACTTTGAGGAGTGTTTCATGTTTGGGATTAGGTATGTCACAAATGTGTCGAATGTTTGATTCGATAAATAAGGCATGAGTTGTGTGGATGCGAAGGATATCTCATTTTGCAAGGTCAATGATGAAATATCGAAAACGGTGGCGGTCAACACATACGGTATATCACCGAGAGGATTGAAAGATACCACGTTGGCTTGAATGATGTCAAAACTGTTGCTGGTCGTTTCAATGGTAAAATCGACCGTCTGATGGGAATCGAACACAATGGTAATTGTTTTCGTTTGAAAAAGTGTGCTTGCGGTAAAGCGAAATACGCCACTTCGGGGCATGGTGCTCTTATATGGGGCCATTGTGTATGACACGTTATAATCATCCAAGACCAACAAATACACCTCCATTTCGGACTCAATATCATCGAACGAAACCAACTTCANTTTGGTTCTAATATCGGTGCCATTCACGTTAAATTGATTATGNGGGAATTGCGTGGTGACAATGACGTTGAAATCCCACAAATTGTTAATATAGTACAAATTATTATGATTTGAAATCTTAACAATCGTGTTCACCAAAATTTGATGTTGGATCGATGAAACGGCGGACGAGGTTGCCGAATATACATGTAACACCGCCCTTGCGGTCACGTTCGCTAAATTGCTCGTCATGAACTCGATATCCGGTATGTTCCCCGTAAACGCATAACGAATGTCGACGATGTTGACATGTAACAGTTCCGAATCTAACGGATACGTGATGTCATTCAATCGTATGCATTGATCCGGGAATTGTGAGTTAATAAATGGTTGTGTTACCGACGTATCCACCGTTCTCACCACATCGTACATCGTTTGGACATATTCGAGCGTATGAACGGACGCCCGTGTGCGGAACACGATCGGATCATTTATTTTAATCCAAACGACGTCCATTAAATTTCCTGAAAAGGTAATTTTGGACAAGGTCATCGACACGTTCGATATATCTAAATTACCTTCATTTATCACGTCGGATACGGTAACAAAACTATGTATATTTCCCACGATGTCCCCCGGTTGAACGTCGTTTTCGCTTGGTACGAACACGAAACTATCGTAATAATTATTCAAATAAAAACTCGAATCCCCGCCGACCGTGTATACTTGATCATCGTAGGTGGTAACGTTCGATGTTAGGAATGTATGAAGCGAATCCGTGTCGACAAATTCGTCGTTGGTCACAAGCAAATGATTCGAAACGGGATATCGACTGTTCATGTATCCATCATATGCAAAAAACACGTCCAAGATGTTCGATGTCGAAGTCGAATAATGTGGACTCTCGTGATAAAACTCGGGGGTGGTAACCACCGACATGTGGAACGCAGAGTGATACAATGTGGGGGTCGAATACGAGGTGGTCCTCACCAAGGATGCGTGTTGAAATTGGGCTTCTTGAAAAAGGGCGTCGATCGTGTGAACATGAATCGAATAATCGACGTCATCTTTCAAATTACTCAACGTGATCGTCGTCAGCGGGGAGTCGATGGTAAAATCAACGATGTTCGCGGACGCATCCACGATAGAATTCGCACCGTACCCGTTCATTCGTTTCGCAAACACATGCACTTCGTTTGCGATGGTTGTGTCATCCACGAGAGTGGAGATGGACACATCGATCGAGTTTTGCGGATTTTGGGCATTTAACACCGGAACAATAGCGAGTTGGGACGGGGCCATCATATCGATGATACAATCTTGTTGTACTTGATACTCCACGCCAAAGAAACTCATATTCACACGAATATTCCCGGTTGGTGAGTCGGTCGGAATGCGAATCGGCATATACCAATTCTTTTGAGACCCGGATACCGGACCATAATCGCTTTCCTGTAATTCCCATGGCGTGGTTAACGAGAATGTATTGTCGAAATAGTACGAGTTCATATTATTGTTTGTCGTCCATGTCACGTTCACCACTTGTCCCGTGGCGACATAAAGTTTATCGAATGTCAAATTTTGAATGACATTGGTCATCACCCGAAANTAAACGATGTGAAAAAGAAGCANGTAATCATTTTCCGGTAAAAACTGATTACTATAGTAAAACGACANTTTNTCGGGGATGTTACCACTTATGAAACAAAACGAATAATTACCGAGCCACGCATTTATGTTTTGGTTTATGATGCAAATTCCTACAATCTCCATGCCACCGGA